TAGTCGGCTGAGTCTTCAGGATAGAAGCCCATACAGCATGCGTGGTCAAGATCAGGTTAGGCTGACCGAGACCGAGAGCCAGGTGTTGAGCAGTGTAGTCGATGACACGCTCAGCTACCGGAGTGGCAGACGTGCTACCTGCAGTGGCAGATGCAGTGATCGTGGCCATGAAGCTGTTGTTTACAGCACGATTCCAGTCCTCAAGCAAGCTCTGAGAGAGATAGGCCTGAAGGAAAGGCAGGTCTTGCAGCATCTGACGAGATACCTTGGCATAACCAGCGATAAAGGACAGGCTGGTGTTTACCATCGTTACATCGTAATCTACCTGAGCCTTGGCATTGCCTTCAGTCTGGGTGCCGAAGCTACCTTCACCGATACCAGCGTTTCCGCGAGGGAAAGTCACGTTTCCGGTGGCAGTCGGGATGATGCGGAAAACATCATACAGATGCGGGTTGTAGAAGCTGCGCAGGATGGGATTGTCAGTGTAGCTGATCTGGCTGGTGCCGGTCAGGTTGTTACCGAGTGTCATGGTGCCTACAGTCTTCGCGCTGTTGAAAGGAGTCTCAGACTTGATGGCATCGAAATTCTCGGCCACGATGTCGTTCAACATACCTTTCATGCTCTTCTGCCGGTCAGCGAAAGCATCAGCCTCGATGGCATTCTTCAGCTTGCCATTGGAAGCGATGAGGCCGTTAACCTTCTCGCGCAGTTCGGTCAGGCTTTCACCCTTCTTCTGGGCATCTTCGTTCAGCTGTGCTACAGTTGCAGCATGCTTGCTGTCCAGTGCTGCAACATCGGCAGCCACTTGGTTCTTGATTTCGGCAATTTTGGGATCGAGTGCCGCCACGATGTCTTTTACTTCCACGTTATTGGTTTTAGAAGTGTTTGTAAATTAAAATGTCCAAAGCATCTTTAACCGCCTTCGTCTCATCAACCTTTGGCTCTACCGGTTCCTGTACGGATGCCGGCACGTTACTCAAGTCTTCGACCAGTTGGTTCAGTTGTTTTATCTCCAACATCAGAAGCTCAATCGTCTCATCTGTGGCATCACTATGCTTGATGAATTTCTCAAGCCGCTTGATACGCTGCACCCGGTCATCAGCTGTCTTCAGACCGAGCAGAGGCGTATATTCATTCGCACCCCACGATGTTAACGAGCTCCCTTCATACAAAACTATGTCATAAATCTCATTGGCATTTTCAGCCTTCCTTTGACCCTTGATGTTGAAGCCAATGCTATGCTCTTTCACCAGGTCAGACTCAACCATCTTAATGAAGTCCTGCCCCAGATTGTGCTTGCCAATCTGAGATTCATAGTATAGGCCATATGAGTCCTCACGCAGTTCGGTAATCTTTCCCAGCGGCTGCCGTGGGTCATGGTTCAGCAGATGCTTGATGCGGCCCTTTGGCTGCCATTCTTCGATGCTCCGCTTAAAGCTGCCCGGCAGGATGATGTCACCATCTGAGTCCTTTATGTTGAAGGCTGAGAAGTAGCCGGTCACGATGCCCTTCTTTGCATCGACATCTTTGATGTCCTGACTCAGCCTCTTGTATCCGTATATCATGCTCGTTTTTTTGCTATCAATCTGCTGCAATTTACTAATTGCCCAATTTATGCCTGCGTCACCGCCCCAGGCATCATACATGATACCGCCACAGCCCTCGGAGTACGGCACATCTTTGTTTGATTGATGACGCTTGAATGATGCCATGCGTGCAATCGTGTCTCTGCTTATGCGCTCCTTGTTGGCCAGCTGCCTGGCTCTTGTCCACCCGACCGGAGTGCCACAGCTGCTGCCATTCTCTTCCTTGTACTTCAATGCTCGCTTGGCATTGTTCGTTGCAGCTTCAGGGTAGTCGTTATACGTTTCCTCCTTTAGAGCCTTCATGTCATCGTCATCGTCATCATCTTCGCTTGCTTCGATGGCAAGATAGGCCCGATACGCTCTGTCGGCAGATGCGCGTGATGTGTACACACATTCACCATCTCCGATGCGATATTTTCCGTTGCTGCACTCTGTTACTGGCATGTCGTTATCTTTTTGGTATTAACCTCCCTTGTGCATCTCGTTTATTCTCAAAGCCAAGAACGCACCTGCAATTTATGGTGAATGCCGCCGGTGCTGCCGGGTCTAATGGACATTCTGCCACAGCCATGATGCCATTGGTCCTTCCCATCTGTTGAAAGTCTTCGTACATCTCAATCACCTTGCCATCAAGAAGCGCATGGTCATACTGGTCCTTCTCGCTATATCTACGGGTCCTGAAGTCAATAGCAGATATCCACTCCTTCGTTACCACATAGTTCTGCAGCTTGGCCGCCTCAAGTGCTGCAAGGTTGGCCGCTCTATTGCTCTCCGTCCTGGTGATGGCTAAAGCTCTTACCGGTGATGCTATCTCTCGCTCAATCTGCTGAGCCGTCTCAAAGAAAGTTAGCTGCTCTGTAGTGCTTCTGTTCAGGATATTGAGTATTCTATCCTTTGTGGTAGTCTCTACCAATGTCAATAGCTCAAGAGCTTGGCGGGTAAGTATCTCAGTGATGGTTAGCAGGAAGTTCGCATTAAAGAAACCTATCTTTTGCCCCTTCTTGAGCTCCCTGTTCACCATCATGCCAAATTCATTGGCTACCTGCTTATGCATCTGATTGACTGCAGTCAGCAGTTGCTCATTGACAAGCTTAAGCGACTTAAAGGCCTGCTGAAAGCCGACATCCTCAGCTTCCTTGATTAGCCGCTTGGCCTCATCAGTCAGTGCCTTCTGAACCCGGGGCAGGAACTTATCCTCGTGCTTCTTGAGCAGTTGGTGCCACCTCCTCCAGTATGATCTTCTTTGCCTCGATGTCATTTATCAATCTTTGCCGGTATGCCTCCCGTGCCGCTTGCCTCATGTTAAATTCAGTCAAACAAGTACGCTCTGTTGCAATCTTTGGAAACCGCTGATAAACGATTACGTTGATAGCCGCCAGCTCGTCTCTTGTCATAGCTGCCCAAGGTTTTCACCAGTACCCATGTCCATAGCTGCCTGATCGATTGGTATCATGCCCTGCGCGATGTATGCGGATTCATACGCCCCGCCTCTGGGCTCATAGTTCATCGCCACACGCTTCTCATCAAATGTCAGCCAGTCAGCCGCCTTCAAGCCGTTCACCATCTTCTCCATGTCCCTCTGCAGTTCAGGCAATGCCATGATGTCAAAGTCGATGAAGACATTCTTATCCCCCATCCTCGGCACCAGCCACCTGTTCAGCTCGTCACGAAGCTGCGCGCACATTGGGACGATGGTGTTAGTCACCAGGTCTCTGAGTGCATTTTGGTAGTTGTTATCGGCCATGTTGTCGGCACTGAACAAAACCACAGGCATGCTGAACACCCGGCACCATTGCTCAAGGCTAAACTTCAGGGTATCCACTAAAGCCATCTCTGAACTGGTCAAACCAAAATTCAGGAACTCCCAAGGAGTCTGAAGCATAGCTACCTGACCATATCGGTCGTTATTGTTGACCCTGTCCGTCAATGCCCTCTGCATGTTGGCTGCTGTCTTCTCATCTACGAGTGGTATTTGGTTCCCTACAGCCTTTGGCACCAGCGCACCCTTCGCCCCGCCATTGGCCATAAGCTTTGCCGCTGCAAGGCTCGCCTCTTTGCCCATCAGATAGTTATTCCATGCGGCCTTTATGGGTGACACGCCGCGCAAATGCACGCGGGTAACAGAGTCGAATTGCGGGTTCCAGCTCTTCCACTGCAACACATCACTCTTCTGCAGGGCTATGTTGCCGGTGGCAGATGTCAGGTACCATCCTGCAATACCAAACAAGTCATTAGGGTCTGCCACAATGTCCATAAACTGGGACGGCATAATGAGCAGCTCAGTAAATTGGCCTTCATCCACACTCCCATCATTGCCCCACATGATGCCCTCGCCGGTCAAGAACCTCATACCAAACAGCTGTTCAAAGAACTGATCTTGTCCCTGATAGCCGTTGGGCTTCTTTAGAAGTGCAGCCGTTGGGGAATTGTCAACTATCATCTCCTCGTCATATGCCGCCTTCCTCTCCGCAATGGCTCTGTCAAGTGCGCCCGGATGTCCCAAGCCTTTCGTCAATTGCTTGTATCTCTCAAGGCTGACCCGTGCCTTTGTGCCGGTCTTCTTCTCATACACATACCACGGAATGGATGCGGCCTTCCGCGCAAGGAAGCTAACAATGGCATACACATCAGCATTATCCTCGTATGCTTGCGTGTACTTCTTGCTGTCGAACTGCGTAAGTATCTGCCCCTGATTAACTGGCACTATGCCGTAGTTGGCTGTGTTAGGATTCAGGCCTTTGCGTCTCAGGATGCGGTCAATTATGCTCATAGTACGCCCCAGGTTAGCCTGGGCTGTTTTAGTTTAGAAAATACGGCATATCGCATGGCATCCACCAGGTGATCATCCATCTTCACAGGTTCTTTGTCTATCACCTTTCCATTCATGTCAGTCTTCCACTTATATTTTCTTAGCTCGTTCAGAAGGTTCGTGCTGCTGGCCGTTACGTACAAAGGTAATGACTTCACTTTCATGATTCCCGCATACACATCCTTGTCAGCAGGCTTGACATTCAGCCCTGCACGATACAGCTCCTCTATGGTTTTCGGCTCAGCTGCATCGCAATAAATCTCAGCCATGTGGTCAAGCACCTTATCGGGGATAATTTCAATAAGTTCGCCCGTAGTGATACCAGACTGGTAGTAAATCTCATGCACATAAATGCACTCATCTGCCAATGTAACGCGCACCATTGCTGTCGGGTTGCGATACCCAAAGTCAAGACCATAGAAGACCTCACCCTGTGGCACTGAGTCAACTATCTTGAAGTGTGTGTAAATCTGCTCTTGACTGGCTCCCCTCTCCCCCAAGCCAAACACTTTCCACATCATTGGGTCGGCATCCTGGTACCCCTCTATCACTTTACGCTGTGGTGCAGGTAAAAATGCATTGTCCATGTAGGTGCTGTGAATCTTGATGGCATCATCACTGTCTGCCAGGTGATAGCACCAGATGTCAAAGTCAGACGGGTTCAGGTCAGTTATGACCTTAAACCTTGTCCGCATGTCAAGCTGGTCGAAGAGCGCCTTGCTCAAAAGGTTGGCCTCATTGCAGAAAAGCAAATCCCTGCCTGGTCCCTTTGCCCGGTCATGGTCTTCAAGGCCGAAGAACTCCACATAGCTGCCTGAGTCAAAGTAGTAGATGTTGTCGGTCTTGTTGTGCATGGCCTCATCGTACCACTCCCAGCTCTCCAAGATGTCAAAGAAGTCCCGCATGGCCCCTCGCTTCAAGTGTGGCAGAGAGTGGCTCACCACGCTGATCTTCTTTTTGCTGTTGTTCGTGCCCCACCAGATAAGGCATTGCATGATGCCGTAGGTCTTGCCTGACCTCGCCCCACCTTCATGGCATATGTACCTGTGCTGGCCGTTCAGTGCCTTTGCCGTCAGCCTTGCCGGCCGGTTCAGCTTAACCCTGATCTCCTGACTCGTCTGACTCAAAGATTACCTTTTTATGCGACAGGTTGACATCAGCGTTGACCTTCTGGGTGTTCAGACGGGCAAGTTCATCGTCAGATGAAAGAAGCTTAAACTCAGCTATCTGGAGTGTGGCATTGTCGCTGTTCCTCCAGTTTCGGCGCATCTTTTTTTTGATGGCAGTCTTTTGTGCCTCTATGGCCTTCTTTATGTCTTCG